AATATTATCAAGGTTTGGTTTATAAATATGGCAAAACCATTTGACCCAAAGGCTTATCTCTCAGAAGAGAAAAAAGGCTTTGATCCAAAATCATACTTAGGCGGTGTAGACGAGAGAACTAGCTACGCCGACATGGTAGCAGACGAGCCGTCTGACATCTCTGCTTTGAACAGGTTCGCAGTTAAGAATCTATCCAACAACCCACAAGACGCAGCTGAGTGGATTGCGCGTAGACAACCTGAACTTGATGTCACCGTAAAAGATGGTGAGATCGTGGCTAGGAAAAAAGGTGTTCCAGAGCAATACAAGCGTCTTGATCCAAGTTCTCTGGAGCTTGCTGATGTTGGCGATGTTGCATACGACGCACTATCTGGCGCTGGTCAAACTGTAGCAGCTGGGTCTGGGCTTGCCGCTGGTCCAGCTGGAGCAGTGTTTGCTGGAGGTGCATCGGGCGCAGGACTTGAGGGATTAAGACAAGCGCTTGGACAGTATCTTGGCATCAACAAGAATGTGGACATGAAGGACGTTGGCGTTGCTGGCACTATCGGTGCTGTTACCCCTGGCGCTGGCAAAGTGGTTAACGCTGGTCTTAAATCTGCTGGTAGGTTTGTCGGTGATAAGGTGTTGCCATCAGTAACCAGCGTTGCGTCTGGCATTCCAAAACAGACAATTAAAAACCTAAAAAAACTTTATCCTGAACTCACAAATCTTGAGTCCGGTGGGGTATTAGACCCTCTTGAGCAAATTCACTCCAAGCTTAAATCAGCACTTTACGCTGGCAAATCACAGGCTGGAAAAGAAATGGGAGAGGGGCTCGCATCGTCAGACGCTAAGATCAGCTTAGAGTCAGTAAGAAGACCAATAGAGAACCTTAAACAGGAATACATTGCTCTAAAGGATGCGGGTCTGTCTACCTCAGCAGTTGAGTCAAAGATCGCGAACATCAACGAGCAGGTTAATCAAATATTTGGAACCGGAAAAGTTATCGACACAGGAATACTTGATGAGGCCGGAGAAAAAATAATCAGGAATGTGGAACCTCCAACAGATGTATCACCGCTTGCCGCAGCTGAGTTATCTTCTCAGCTTGGCGATTTGGCAGATGTAAATAAAATTGGCACTGGATTAGTGTCCAGACATGGCAAGTCTGATGTTTTTGACAAAAGACTTTCAGACACGGCTCTTTCATCTAAAAGAGCAATAGAAGAGTCTCTTGATAATTCTATTGAAGGAAGGCCAGAAGCAAAAGCGGCCTATGCCAAATTCGCTCAAATTCAAAAAGCGCTTAACGGCCCATTCTCATCCACAGACAGGACCGCATCAACTCTTAGGAACTGGGACTCAAAAAACAAAGACGTTACCAGAGAAACAATAATGAGACTTGAGAAGTCTTTAGCTGACTCAGGACTCCCACAGACTAACCTGATTGACGACGCCAGGCTTTTCAACGTGTACAACACTTTTAGTAAACCATCACTAGATGCGGTTAGCTCTGGGGGCTCAACATCCACAAGTAGAAGCATCCCAGCCGCTGCACTTGGGGCAAGTATCGGTAGCGCAATTGGTTGGAAGACTGGCGGGGGTGTTGCGTCTGGACTTGGGGCTGGGATTGGAGCAATGGCCGGAGCAAAGGCCGCTTCTCCGTCTGCGATTAGAAAAATGGTAGAGCTAGATATGAAGCTTGGCATGAAGTATCCAGAGCTAGTTAAGAAGTATGGAAACGCTCTCACCGGAGCCACAAGCTCAACTTGGAATAGAATGTATTCAGATGAACAACAGGGGAACCAATGAAGACTAAAAAAGTTAAAGAAGAAATCAAGGTAAACGACTTAACCAAGGTTCCAGATTCATCTGACGAGTGGGCTGTTGACTCTGCACTTAGAACCATCATGGACGCACACAAATTTCTCATTGATGAAACAATGATGAAAAAAGTCAAAGCCCTTGCCAAGACAAAGGTTGGCGCACTTGAATGTCTCGCTGGAGAAGACGACGAGGAAGGCGAGATTAAGAGCGTTGAAGACCTAATGCGTATCGCAAATAAAAAGCTATCAGGCGATTGACGGCTCTGTGCTTACGGTCGCTTCAACGGTGAGTGGATGAATCGCTTCTAAATCCATAACCGAGAAGTTACCGCTGGCGCTACGGCACACGGCCTCAACATCAATCGCTGGCCTATTGATCTCTACTTCGGTCTTCATGAATGCCTGAACTGCGTCTTCATAGGCTTGTTGCTTAGACTCTTCCACTTTGTGAAATCCATTGGGGAGTTTTTGAATCATCCCTTTTTCATTTTTCTCAGCAAACTCAAGACCGATCTTCTCAAAAAGCTCCATCGCAATAGCGACCTCTTCTTTAATCACTCGGTGCATCTTCATAAGCTTGTACGCCTCTGGTAGCGGCATACGCTCGCGAGAGAGTTTCTCAAGAACAGGAGACATTGGGTTCATAACAAGCTGTTGATAATTGATCTTCATGTGTGTGCCTTTTTGTTTAGTTTGATAAAGTCTTCAAGTTTTAGCGCAACGTATGTTGATGCGTGATTTCTTCTAAAGATAAGAAGAGGAGTTAAGTCCCTTCCTTCTGCGTGTGACTCTGCTTGTTTCAGGCAAGCCCATATTGAAAACGACTGTTGATTCTTTGCCTCGATTGTATAGGGCAGAGACAACCTTGCCTTTGGGCTTAGGTACAGGTCTTCTCCAGTCACTCCAGATGGGGTTACCATCACATCGTCTGGAGCTAGTTCTGGATGATGACTTAAGATCATTTCCTTGATCTCTGCACACAACTTTCTTCCTTTTGCCTTGCATGAGCTAGTCTTCATAATTTGGAGGGTGGTAATTGATCATGACCTCAACTACCAAAGGTCGTTTCAATTACTTAGTCTTTTTAGCTGTTTTTTTAGCTGTCTTCTTCTTTGCCATGTTATCTCCTTTACTTTATTTTGGTGAGCCCGTTGGATTCAAACCAACATTTCTACAACCATCCGGTGGGTAGCGACTTTTCAATTAGTCCAGAACTCAATTATTTCTTATCAAGTATTTGGTTTTCGTCAACAGGTGTTTCTGGTTTTCCACACCTGCAATCATAAAACCAACAAGCAAGGCATCTATTCTTGTCGATGTTAATATGAGTCTCAAACCTACCCGCTGGAATTTCTCTTGGTCCTTCGATGTCTATACACACGATATTTTTCCTCACCTCAGAAATGGTAATCACAATCTCATTTGAGACGATGATACTCTGACCAGCTTTGCGTTTAAGTTTGAGCCCCATGCTATTGAATCAACCCAAGCGCCTTTGTTCTAAGCGCTTCGATCTTTGCCATGTCCCTTTGCCAAACGAGGGTGTTCGTGACCAGTGCCTTTGCATCCGCTTGAAGTCCTGCAAGGCTAACGATGTCCGCAAGCTGTGATGCCTCCCTAAGAAGTTTCAGTCTCATCGTCGGTAGAGCGGTTTTCTTTGCAACGTCTGGCATTAGGAGAAGTCCATCGCCGTGACCGCCGAACTGGTAGGCATCTGTCCACACGCTTCTGCTTGCTACAGACTGCCATCCTTGAATCGAGTCGTAGTAGAGAAGTCCGGTAACGTCATACTTCATGGCAATCAAGAAGAACCCAAAAGGCTCAACACCACTTCGGTCGATAACGAGATCGGGCGCACCGCTTGATCCTCCTCCTTCGTTTCCATGGCTCATGTTGCTAATATATAAATTCACTTCTTTAGATGCGGCATCGTAGTCAGCTTTGCAAGCATACCGCTCGCCTGATCCTGCCCACGTCTCGTGACAAAACTGTTCAGCAACAACCGTGAATTTTTTGATCCCTGCTTTGATTACTGGAGGCCAGTCTGTGAGCTTCGCAAAGTTTGGACCTGCTCTATAGTCGCGCTGTTTCAGTGGTCCGGTCATCATTGGTTTAACCCAAGGGTATGCTGCCCATGCGGCAACAATCGCGCTGAAGTCATTTCCAATTGCAGGCTCATCGATAATGTAGCTGTAGGCGTTTGGAGTAACCGGAGCAGTTGGCATCCAGCTAGAGGGAGCACCCCAACCCATGTAAACGGTTCCGGCGGACATTGCGTTCACATAGCTTTGCCAAAAAGCTTGCGTGTCTGCTGGCACTCCCTTGTAAGGGCTAATGCGATGGCTTTTTAAAAGTTGAAGACCTTGGAGGGCTTTACTTTCTTCATTGCAGTATCCGCCGTTGCAGTAGCCTTGCACCATGACCCAATTATTGAACTCAACCGCAAGTGGAATCGTCGGAACAACAGGAGCCTTGGTTGTCTTTTTCACAACCGTGATCTGCGCGTCTCCAACCTTTACCGAGGCCGTCACATCCAGTTGAAGATATTTAGCGCCTACGCAATTCACAGAGTCGATTGGTTTCATCGCGTCATAGAAGGTCCCAAGTGGATAGCTTGGAGCACTTGGTTTTGTGGTTGTATACGGCACCAAAACATTGAGTCCAGCGACAGAAATTAACGCACATGGGTTCTTTGATCTCAAAACCATGCTTGTCACTTGGTCAGAAAGGATTGTGCGACTCACTGCGTTTTTCCATTTTGAAGCTAGAGCAAATTCTGGTCTCTCAAAAGTGTCTAATACTTCTTCTGAGACAAACACAGATTGGCTAGGAGAAGGAATTGGAGATGGAGTGATAGGTGAGGGGCTTGGAGATGGCAAAACCGTTTGTGAGGGCTTCGGACTTGGAGCCGAACTAACGCTAGGTGTTGGACGCGGCGAAGGGGGCGGCGCGGAACTGGGGGTTGTGCTTGGCGCGGGAACCGCGCTTATGCTCGGCGTCGGAGAGGGGGCTGGTTGTGGGTCGTCTGGCGCTATGTATTTTGTCAGTATCAAACCCAAGCTTGCAAGCAGTGCGACAATTCCGATGATTAGGTTTCTTTTTTTGTCTGTCATGTTTTCCTCACGGTTTATAAAAAGTTGAATCAAAACTTCTTCTCAAAATAGGACCCTGTTTTTTCTCTGTGCATCTTGAGCAAAGCACAGTCCCACTTTGTTTCATCCAAATAAATTCTTTTGCGCACGTTTTGCATTTTATTGTCCTGCACTGCACACACTTCCCACTCGCATGTCCGGTGACATGCTTACAATTCGCTGTATCGCACTTAAACATTCTTCCCCCTGCTTTTTTTTAACACTTCTGCAAAACGCTCTTTCACTGAATCTAACTTTCTTAAAACTTTGTACTCGTCGAGTAAGCACATAAACTTTTGTTCAAACAAAGAAACCTCACACATGAATTTTTGGAAGTCGTCGTCTTCAAGAAAGACACTGATCGCTCCCTCGAGTCTTTGGTGTATATCTAAAAGCTGTGTGGCATAAAACTCATCGGAGTGAACCAAGAACCCACTAGAGTATGCGAGTTGTATTCTCTTGTTCAAATCTCTCAGCACTGATTCAAGACCGTCGCTGTTTTTCATTCATACTTTCTAAAAACATCTCGGTGCTGTTTTTGTTCTTTTGTTTTTTGTACTCGCTTGCAAAAGCTACACACGAGTTAAAATAATCTGTGGACGCTCTCTGCATTTCAAAAGCGTTCTCTGTTTCGATATACTCGTCAGCTGCTTCTCTGAGTCTGTCACTTGCGATGGTCCACGCATTTTTATAATTGTCGTCAACCCACCTGTAGAATGCACCACGCTCGCTGAGTGGTATTTCAGACTCAAGTGCTCGCTCTAGTTCTTGGAAGGTAGCCAATTGATCACCGCTTTTTCTGAGTAGTCTGCGCCAGTGAGTGATTTTAGAATTATAGTTTGCCCAACAGACTTACCTCGTCTTCGTAGCTTTTGTATTCTCAACTCACGGTCATCCGACGTTGCTAAATTTTGTTCGATTAATTCAGGGTGCGGGCGATTAAGCAAGAAAATATTGTGAGCCTCCTGCACCGCAGTTGAAGATCCCTTGATGTCAAACTCAGATTCTACTCGTGCGCCAAAAGCGGTTTTGCGTGGATGCATAATCATGACGACGTGGATGTCGTGCTTTTTGCAGTAAATAATAAACTCGTGAACAACGCGGTCCATCTCGGCTACTTGATTATTAGCGGACGTGACCTCCATGAAAAAATTTAGGTTGTCGATGAACGCAACCTTTGCGCCCATGAGTCTCGCAGACTCAATCGCTGCAAGCATGTCCTCGACTGGAGTGCGGTCCTCGTAAATTGAGAGAATTAAATTATCTCCCTCAACCAGTGCGCCGTATTTATTTTGAAAGTCCTTCACGCGCTCAATCTCAACAGCCTCACCTGTGTTGAAGTCAGTTCCGGCGAGTGCGCTCATGACTCTGACTGCGTAATCTATATCGCCAGTCTCAACGCTTGCGACAAAATGTTTGGTGCCTTGCTTAAGCAAGCAAGCGCTCATGTTTGCGAGCCAAGTGGTTTTTCCAGTGCCTGTGCTACCGCACACAATTGTGAACTCACGAGGTCGCAATCCGCCAACGAGGCGAGAGAAGTTTGGGAAGTCAGAAAGTGCTACACCGATTTGTGGAATTAGTATTCTCTCGTATGCGAGAGAAAACAACTCACCGATGGTTCGCACCGCTTTGTTCATTTTTGGGTAAACTCCATGATCTTAATTTGTGGCATGTTGGATTTCTTATTGTCGTAAACACCCTCGAGGGCTTTTGCAAGAGTATCCGGCCTGAGCAAAAAATCAAACGACGCCCTCCAACCATTTTCGTTCTTGCCGTTGCAGAAATCGCTTGCTGCTAATTTCCGAACCGCCTCTTCCCACTCGCCAGCGGTTCCCTCTTTCCAGCGAAGCACGCACTTTCGTTTCCTTGACGCGGTTAGCTTCTTAACGCTGGGCAGCTTCCCTCGGTGCTGTTCCCATATCTTCACGGGTGGATCAATTTGGTCGGGTGTCTCGACTGGCGGAACGTCCAGTTGAGTGAGCCGGAACGGCGATACTGTCTTTGTATTTATATTAAGTAATAAAGAGGGTTCGAAAGGCTTAGGGTACTCTAGCATTTGCTTGGAATTTTCTTCAATGATTTCAGCTTTTCGTTTTGACTTGGCGAGTCCACCTTTTTTTCCACTAATTTGCAGTTTTTTGAGCCAGTCGGCGTGTTTTTCGGTACCTCGGACATAAACGAAGTCGTCACGCACCTCAGCAAGTCCGACCGTTATGATCGAATCACTCAACTTTTGTTTCTTCCAAACGCTCAATGGAATGTAGGAATTGTGCTTTGCGTAATACATGATGGCAATTCGCCACGCGAGCACAAGCTCTCCTATCGCAAGCGCTCTTGAGGACAAAATCATCGCCAGTTCAGTAAATCTCGCGTCTAGAAATATACTCTCATCAACATTCACTCTTGCCATGTACAACTCCTTCAATATAACTAAGCCTTGAACTGCGTGGCATCAGTTATACTCTTCTAGTGCCAAGCTGTTTACTGCTAAGTGCCCCACTCACCTTAAAAAGGAGCGGGGCATTTTTTATTTAATCTTCGATGAATGTGAAACCCTCATCTGTGATGAGCAGTAATTCAGCATTAAATAGCAGGGTTCTTGTTTGTTCGCAGAATGCGTGAAGTGGAATGGAAGTCCTGTTTAACATCTTAGCAAGCATCGTCTGATGAATAGCTTCACAGTATACTCCGAGCGCGACGTAGCCAGATCCGCATACGCGTTCGAGTCGCTTAAAGCCTTCTCTCTGTGTTACTTCTCCAGTGAGATATCCATTGCCGTCTTTTACGAGAATTAAATTCATGATTGCGTCCTTCGCTTTTTAGACGAGCAACGCATCTAGGCTCAATGCCGTGTGCTATGAAAGATTGCTCATCAGTCTTCCAACCGACTTAGTACGTTCTGGAGCACAATTCAAGTAGACGCGCTCAATCACATTAATCCCCACCCCAGCAAAGCTAGAAACTAGCGCCGGAGTCATCAGTCTCTCACTCATATACTTCACACGGTCTAGCTCACTCATCTCTTTGGTCTCAAACGCGACCTTATCGTTCCCAACCAGCGCCCACGTTATTGCGGTGTGTCTCAGATCGTGCCATCTCGCCTTACCCTTTATTCCAGCTGCTCTCTTGGTTGTTTCCCAGGACGATGCAACGTCAATCATGGGCTTACCTGTGCGCTCGTTATAGAAAACGTACTGCTTGGCACTTGTGAGCGTGTGGACGTGTTTTAAAAGAGGCAACACCGTCACCTCGTCTACATAAAATGATCTTGGTTTTTTTGTCTTAGTATTTTTAGACAGTAGCGTTATCTTTCCTGACGATAAATCTACTCTGCTCCATTCAAGATGCGTTACCTCGCCAAGGCGCATAAAAGAATTAAAACTAAGTCTAAACCGAAGCATCGCAAAGTAGGCCAGTGTCCTTGTGTGTGTCGTTGTCGCGTTGTCTATCCCAAGCTGAAGTGCGTTTGTAATTCTTGCGATCTCATCACTCGTGTAAACTCTTCCAGCTTTTGGCTCCCTATCAGGCAACACATAAGAATACTTCTTATCAATCACTCCAGCAGACAGCGCATGGTTCATTATTTTTGAAATGTAACTCACATACTGATTGTAACTTTGCCTGTTGCGAGTCTTCTTAAAGCGCTCAAGCCACATGTTAACAAAGTTAGGTGTCACATCAATAAGGTTCACAACGCCAAACTCTCTTATTAGCTCCGGCACTGTGCGAGCAGCAATCTTTTTGGTTCCATTTCTCACAGACGCGCTGTTTATCATTTCACCCAGCACAGCCTGTGCGTACACACCAAACGTAACTTGTGACACCTTATTCATATACTACCTCTAAGGTTTGATTTATCTACTTCGCTATTTTTACAACGTGATACTTGGAACCCGCTCTGCTTGCTTCATTAATTGTAACACCATTAAAACTCATCCGAGGATGTGTCATGTTGGCCACAAGTAGTTTTTTGATGTGATCAAGTCTTTCTTTAAGCTCGTTTGATTGCGCTGACTTCTCTTTGTATTCAATCACAAGGTCCTGCATCTCTCGCATCGTGATCTCTACATAATCTTTTTGTGTGGGCTCTGGAGGAGTCTTATCAAGTACACACTTCCAAAACTCTTTTGTCTTCTCAATGATCTGTTGCTGTCTAAATAAATCAACAGTCACATTCACTATCGCAAGCGCACCCTTCTCGTCGCTGTATGAAATGTAATGTGCAGAGCTTGCACCGCTCACAAGTAACTGCGTTTGAAGCTGGTCAATATAACACTCAGGCACGATGCCGTTCTCTGCCATCTCGTGCTTTATTTTGCTTGGAACCTTGATCTCAATGAGTGTGTTGTCTTGCTCGCAATATCCATCAAGAGATGCTCCAAGCCATGGGAAGTCTTCACACTCAAAGCACATGGGTCTGAAATCTTTATCGGTTAAAAGAGAAAACATCTCACGCGCTTTTATTTCTCCATCGTGACCTCGCTGAAACACAAAGCTAGGAGTTGTCTCTTCCTTGGCAATGCCAAGATACTTCTCGTATTCCTTAAGCGGAGTAGAGAAATCGAGATTGCCCATAATAGTTGGCACAACCGACGCAGTAACTCTCGTCTTGCGCCAGTCGTGCCAAGCTTGGGAACCCTGCTCATGCATGACCATTCTGTGCCGTACAGGGTTTCCCATGTTTAGAACCCCACATCTGTCTCGCCACTTGAGTGCGGCAATGATGTTGTGGCTAGTCCAAGCTCTGCCTTCATCGCAGCAAGCTTTGCATTCAGACCATGAACAGCGATGTATGTTTTAACCTTGTCTCCATCGAGTGGTTTTCTATCTAGCATCGCATTCACATATTTAACATTCTTATAGGTCTTACCCTCGTGTGTTCTGTCTTCTAGTGTAATTGTGAACTTAGCATCAGGGTTAAACGCCTTTGCTCCAAGCGTTTGGATGTCCATGAGTTCTTTAACACTTGGATACATTCCAGCAGAGAGTAACGCCTTCATGCTGTATTCAGCTGACTTCTCTGTTGTAAATCCGCCATTCCAAAAGATCGTCTGTTCCGATGGCACTCCTGATGGAGTTTGCGCTGTGTATCCAAACTTGATAAACGCAGCAACGTCTCCATTGCCTCTCTCTTTTAATCCCGCCTCTAATACTTTTGCTTTATATTCCATCTCAAACCTCTCCTACAATTGTTCTTAGTTTGTTTACGATCTTTGCAAGCTGTGTTGCATCCCCAGAAAACTTCTCTAGAGACTGTGTGACTTTTAACTTCAACTCTTCATCCGGAACCCGCGCAAGTAATTGGCGAGCCTGTTCATCCAATACAACAGGGCTCTCAGGTTGTGCTTTATTGTACGCCTCAAAAAACGAATCCCATGACAACGGCATTTCATTTGGTAACCCCACTCTATTTTTTGCATCATATGCAGCTGACCAGTTTGTAAACATCACTCTGTTGCCAGTGCTAAACGCCTTTGACTTGTCTCCTGTTGCTTGCTTCTTTGTGTGAACTTCGAATGTTGCAAACAACACCGTGTCCACAAACTCCTTCCACACCTGTGCAGACTTGTCATTTAAACGCATCACATACCTGTCATACTGTGCGTTTGTTCTTGGGTCCGAGTGTGCCTTAACCACAGAGTGCGCAACGACGATAATATTCATACCGCGCTTGGCTCTTAGGTCCGATAGGTCATTCATCAGACCACGCCACATAGTCTTGCAAGCCACATAACCCTTGCCAAAGCCCCCTTGCGCCTTCTCGATGCTCTCTGAGCCGTCTAGGTCACAGACAGCCCTCTCAACGAGAGGTTCAAGCCAGTCAAGGCTGTCAATCACAAGGCTCTGGTAATCATGTCGCTCCATTGTGAGTTCCTTAATCGCGTCTCTTGCCTCTTGGAATGAGCGCACCTCTGGGAACCTTGCAACGTCTAGCCACGAACTGCCCTTTTCTGGTCCTAAGATGATTGAGTTCGGTGCCTCTGCCCCAAAGGTTGTCTTACCAACCCCCTCAACTCCATGGATTAAAACCAAAACAGGCTCTTTAAGTTTACCTGTTTTTACTTTGCTTAATAATGACATCTGTCACCCCTCTCAAGTTGTTAACTGTCATTATTACTTATAGTCGTGACCTCAAAACGGCAAGCCCTATCTCTCCATCTTAATGTTAATGGTCGGTGCCATCTGTGGCATTGGCGCAGTCTTTGGCGTATTGATTTGGTTTACCATGTTTGCAAGCCCTGTCCACGCGCCGTTGTTATCAGGGTATGTGAATTGCACTGGGTTTATTACAGGATAACCACGTTTGGCTTGCATCTCCATGCCATGCTTTAT